TACTCTTCTTGTGAAATATATGGTAAAGATTTTTATGATCAAAACGATCACAACTATAAAGAATTATATAAACAAGCAGAGCAATTACCCAACGTTAACTATATAGGATATAAACCTAATAGTTATATAAAAGATAATTTACATAAATATCATATGTATGTTTATCCAAGTATATTTGAAGAAACGTCTTGTATATCTTTGTTAGAATGTATGGCTGCAGGGTTGTATTGTATTACAACTAATTATGGCGCTTTATTTGAAACAGGTGCTGAGTTTCCTATGTATGTACCCTATGAAGATAATAGAAGACTACTCGCTCAAAAATTTGCATTTGGCATAGACGCTGCCGCTGAAAGTTTACACAGAGAAGAAATACATAATCATTTAGAATGTCAATCTGCATATGCTCAAGTATATTACGGTTGGAATAAAATAGGCACGTCTTGGAAAAGATTTTTGGAAGGAGCGGTAAATGCAAAAAAGTAATAAAGCGCAAGGCGCAAACAATGAGCCCATTTGGTTTACTAAAACAGATCCGACTAAAACAGTAGCACAAAACCCTGATACTTATCAAACAATTAAAAACAATAAAGTAAACGGAGAAGGAGTTACAGAAATAAATATTGGTATGTTTTCTCCATATAAGATTATGGTATGCACACCTGTGCATAGCGACGTATCTATGCACTACTGTCAAGCTGTATTAAAGTTTCAACAAGATTGTATACAACGAAAAATATTATGTAGTTTTACTTTGATGAAATCCTCTTTAGTTACACAAGGTAGAAACTTGTGTGTAGCTGAAATGTTAAACCATGCAGATGGCTACACACATTTATTATTTATAGATTCAGATATTGACTTTCAATCAAAGACTATCTTTACAATGTTAGAAAAAAATAAAGATGTAATAAGCTGTCCATACCCCATGAAAACATTTGATTGGGATAAAGCATGGAAAAGAATGACAGAAAAACATAGAGCAGTCACTAATCAAGATGACTTAGCTAAAGCTGGTTATACCTTTCCTTTAAAACTAGAAGACCCTCAAAAAGTACAAGTAGAAGATGGAGTAGCAGAAGTAACACATGCTCCCACTGGCTGTATGTTGATTAAAAGAGAAGTTATAGAAAAGATGATTAAAAAATACCCTGAACTAGAGATATATCAGCCAACGATAATTAATGGTAAAAACGAAAAAAAAGACAATATGTTTAATCTGTTTGATACTATTCATGATCCTAAAACTAAGAGATACTTTGGTGAAGACTTTGGTTTCTGTCAAAGATGGTCAGATATGGGTGGTAAAATACACGTATATTTAAAAGATTATATTACACACGTTGGTGAGTATTCTTATTGTGGTAGATTTTGGGACGACTTGTATCAAGGAAGTCAACCTCTCAAAGGTATTGACGATAGCAAAAAAATCAAATAAAGTGTGATATTTCAGGATTAGTACGCCTGCCTTTCAAATATAAATGAGACAAAATTATGGCAATAACAGAAACTATACAAGCAAAAGAATTCACAGCAGGCGCACCAGACATAACATTAAAAGGTGATCTAAGACCTAATCAAATGATGGCTTCAGGGCCAGACATGACAGATTCAATAAATGAATTAGCACTAGAACTATTTGGTAAAGATTTAAGACTTTTAACAGAAGAAGAATTAGAGATATTAAGAGATGAAGCTGAAAGACTTACACAAAAGTATATGGCATCAGGAGGCAGGGCACAATACGGTTTAGGTAGTATTGTAAAGTCTATAGGTAAAGCTGTTAAAGGCGCTGTTAAAGGTGTAGCTAGCGGTGCTAAAAAATTTATTAAATCAGATCTAGGTAAAGCTGCTTTATTAGGTGCAGGTATCTATGGATTAGGTGGTGGCTTTGGTGGTGCTTTTAAGTTTGGTAATTTACCAGGTGCTAATTTAGTTTCTAGTGCATTTAGTTCTAAAGGCAAAGGCACGTTAGCTTCATTTGCAATAGGATCATTAGGATCAGCGGTATTATCAGCAGCCGAAGCAGGTGGATTAGATACTAGTGATCCAAACGCTGAAGTAGATTTAGAATCATTAACTGGTTATTTAACTCAAGGATATAAGAACTTAAATCCTAACGCTACAGACGAAGAAGTATTTCAGTTCGTACAAGAGAACACAGCAGAATATAGAGCTATGGGTGGTAGAATAGGATATGAAAACGGAATGTTAGTAGAGGACAAACCAAAAATATTCAAGGTAACGAGTGATAGAAAAATTCCTTCTTTCGAAGAATACATGAAAGAGCGAAGAGGTATAGAGCAAAAGATGAATATGGAACAACTCTATAAAGAATATTTAGAAGACCTACGTAGAAAAAAAGTAGCTGATCAAAAGACTATGGCAGCTACAGGTGGACGTATAGGTTATGCTATGGGCACTGATGACAAAGTAATAATGGCAGCAGGCATCGAGGGCCTACCCGTAAGACAAAATAAAGCTGGCGTAAAAGAGCTAGATTTAAGAGAAACAGGTGGATTTATTCAACCGGTTGGTATAAAAGAAAAAGCTGACGACATCCCTGCGATGCTTTCAAATAACGAATTTGTATTTACTGCTGATGCTGTAAGAGCAGCAGGTGGTGGAGATATTGATAAAGGTGCTCAACTTATGTATGACACCATGAAAAAATTAGAGAGTAAGGTAGTATAATGGCAACAGAAACAGTAACATCAACAACACGAGCCGCACCCTTTATAGAAGCTGCGGGTAAAACATATTTAGCTGATCTACAAAAAGCAATTGGTGGTTTTAAGACAGCCGATTTATCACAAGTTTATGGTCCACAATTTACAGCTGGTCTTGGTGCATTAACACAAGATGCAATTAGTAAAGCAGGTGGATTAGGTTCATTTCAACCATTCTTACAAACAGCAGCTGGTCTTGCTCCAAAAACAGGAGCTGAATTACAAAGTTTAGTTCAAGGTTTTAAATCGCCTTATCAACAAGATGTAATAGATGCAACGCTAGCAGAGTTTGATGTACAAGCAGCAAAAGGTTTACCTAGTATTGCAGCGAGTGCTGTATCAAGAGGTGTTCTTGGTGGTGGTAGAGAAGGTGTGCAAAGAGCTGAGTATCAAGCAACAAGCGACAGGAACCGAGCAGCATTACTCGCACAATTAAATCAACAAGGATTTAGTCAAGCGCAAACGGCTTTACAACAAGCTTTAACCAATCAACTAGGTTTAGCTAGAACAGCTCCACAGTTAGCTGGCCAAGAAGTTACTGGTTTAACTACACTAGGTGGATTACAACAAGCACAGGCACAAGCAGGTTTAACAGCTCAGCAGCAGTTAGCTCAGAGACAGTTAGAGCAACCGTTGACTGCAGCTCAACAATACGGATCTGGTGTAACACAATTGATAGCTGGTTATCCTGGTCAAGCAAGACAAGAACAAGTCGTAGTTCCAAGCACAGCTCAAACTGCTTTAAGTACGGGAGCTACATTAGCAGGAATATATAGGGCGTTTAGTTAATGAAAATTTTTAGAAGACCAATGTTTAGAAAAGGTGGTGAGGCCATGACAGGTATCATGGAAAACATTGCACCTAGACAAAGCTATGCAGAAAAAGGAAACGTTTACGATGAAGCAGATGCTATCATTACCGAAAGAATGGGTCCAGTTAAAAGAGGAGATCCACTAACAGATTTTTTATTAACGTATGGACCATCTTTAGCAAAAAGTGCCTTACCTGGTGGAACTATGAGAAACATAGTTGCTGCAACAGAAGGACCAGTTGCTAATCTTTTAGCTAACAGAAAAGCTTTAGAAGAGAGAGAAGAAGCTAGAAAGCTAGCAGGTATTCAGTTAGGTGAAAGCATGGCTGAAAGACAATTGAAAAAAGATATCGCTATGATGAAAGCTGAAGACTCTGTTAATTTACTTCCAACATTCTTAGACCTATACGAAGGTAATCTAACACTAGCTCAAAACAGAAACTCATATGAAAAGAGTGGATTACAGTCAAGAGCTAAACAAATTTTTGGTAAAAACTTTGCAGGGTTAGTCGGTGGTGACAGACATGGAGACATTGAGTCTAAAACTTTTAAAAATAAAAAGAACGTAGGTAAAGTATACTATGACATTGAAGATGCACAGTTCAAAAGAATTAGAAAAACACCAGACGGTTTTGGTGTAGAAGTTATTGATATAAATACATTTAGTCCAGAGGCTGATGAAGCTGCAAAAGCTCCAAAAGAATCTTATCCAGGAGAGTTTAGTGACAACCCAGCATATAGAAGACCACCAAAACCAGGATTTACTATCAAAGAAAAAGAAGCGTTTGATATAGAAGATCCACAGGCATAGGAGGTTAAATGGCAGAAGAATTTCTACCTCTAACACAGACAGAAAGAGACAACGATACATCTTGGTATACGTCTGTAGCAGCAGGTATTGCGTCAGGTATAATTAAAGTACCTGAAGGAGTCTTTTCATTAGCAGCAGAACTTATTGATCTGGGTGCAGATACAAATCTTGCAGCAGATGTAGATCAATTTTTTGATAAATTAAATCCATTTGAAGAAGTAGCAGAAGAAAACGCATTAGGAAAACTTACGCAAGCATTAATTCAAGTAGGAGTTCCAGGTACAATAGGATTCAAAGCAGCTAATAAACTTGCAAGAAACATGACAGCAAGAGCAATACGAGCCAAACGTACAAATGCTTTTGCTAGTTTTAAAAACAAAGCAGATAGAGCTAAGTTAAGTAGTGCTTTAGATAAAGCAAAAGAATTAAATCAAAAAGCAAAGTATCCAAGATTTGCTGTAGGTATTATGGGAGGTGCAGCAGGTGAAGCTTTTGTTGCTGATGTAGAAAAGATAGGAACGTTTGGAGATATGTTCGAAGGTGGTCCTACACAATTAGATCGAGACGAGGGTTATGGTAGAGAAGATGCTGCTAGAAGATTAGCTAATCGATTAAAGTTTGGAGCTGAGTCTATTGCATTTACACCTTTTGTTTATGGCGTTGGTAAGAGCGCCAAGCTTCTGGCATCAAGAGGCAAAGATCTAGCTTATAGCGATTCTAGATTTGCAAGATGGTTAGACAAATACGTTAGAGCTCCCTTCAGTCCTAGAGGAGGATTAACAGAAGAATT